CTGTGGGGCAATTTCAATGAGGTTTATCCTGTAATCGTGAAGGAAGCCGGTCGTCAGGAAGGTACTAATACCGTGTACTGCGTGGAGCCTTTCGGCGCCAATGGTGCTGATGGTATCCCTGTTGACCGTCTGGAAGCTGGCGAGCGCTTCAGCTGGGCCTATGCTCCTATCGAAGACAACCTCAGCCGGAAAGTGGGTGATGTGCGGTTCTCCAGCCCTATCTCCATGCGTTCCGATTGGCAGCGTCTCCGTATCCAGCATAAGGTCGGTGGTCGCGAAATCGGTAAGCGTCTGGCTTGCCACATCCCTGTTTCCAAGGAAGTGAACGGCAAGATGCAGCATACCACCGTTGACCGCTGGATGCTCTATGCTACTTGGAAGATTGAAGAGACTTGGAGCGAATATAAGAACAACGCTCTCGATCGTGGTGTCTCCACTCGTCTTGAGAACGGCGAATACTCCAACTTCGGCCTGAGCGGTCTTCCTAACCGTCAGGGCTCTGGTTTCCGTCAGCAGATGGAAGCTGGCAATCAGCAGTACTACACCAAGTTCACCATCGGTCTGGTGGAAGATGCACTCTATGGCATCTCTGCTGGCAAGCTGGATTTCAACAAGCGTAAGTTCGTCATGCGCACCGGCGAGCGTGGAGCTATCCTGTTCAGCAAGGAAGCCAAGAAGGAAATGAGTGGCTGGATTCCTCTGTATTCTGTCAACTCTCCTTCCTACATCTCCAAGGGTCCCGAGACCAACTTCACCAATGGCAATGCCGCTACCATCGCTGACCTTCAGGTCACTCGCTGGCAGTCCGCCAATGGTCTGGAGCTGACCATCATGATTGACTCCTCCAAGGACGATGTACAGACCAACAAGATTATGCATCCTGCTGGCGGTACTGCCGAGTCCTATCGTTTCGACATCTTCTATGCCGCCGATGAGGAGCAGCCAAATGTACAGAAGTGCATGATTAAGGGTCAGCCTGAGCTGCGCGGTTACCAGTGGGGCCCGTTCTACAATCCGTTCACTGGTGAGGCCAACAACAGCTCTGCTTCCTTCGACGAGGATGCCGCAGTTGTGCATTACAAGGCTACCCAGGGTATCGTGATGTACGATCCTACCCGTTGCGTTTCCCTTATCCCCGCTATCTTGCAGGCCTAAGAATTAACAGTTTAATTGGAGAAGAACTATGGAAGAACAGACTAATACAAGAAAAAAAGAGAGAAAACCTATGAGCGAAGTCAAGGTCAATCCGCTGAGAAAGGAGAAGATTTACGTGCGGTTCGTTCCTCACAATAACGGACTGCCGAAGAACCATGTCTTATTTGGCGGTAAGGCTGACGGTACTTTTGACCGCTTCTGCGCTCCTGTCCTCAGGTCTTCGGGTACTTATAAGAATATCCTGACCAATGAGGAGAAGGAGTGGCTGGAGGAAGCCCTTGACCTTGACTATGGCGCTCTGTCGGTTTACAAATCGCAGAACAATTTCTGGGACACATTCTATGTGGAGCTGACCAAGGAAGGACTTCATCTGGACCTGTCTAATCCGAGCGACTATCTCAAGTACGCCGTGCTTCGTGCCAACTCGGAATCTATTGCTCCCTCGGTTGAGGAGCGAATCGAGAGACCGAAGCTGACGTATAAGTACGAGCTGGTACGCGAAGGTGAAGAGGCTTCGATGGAGAGCGCCAAGATGGATGCGACGATGAGCTGTTACAAGGAGTTCGCCAAGATTGACAACGATATCGACACCATGCGTGTCCTTACCGAACTCATTGACGGGCGCCCTTATTCTCAGGCGGAGAAACCCGAGTTCTTCCGTTCGAGAATCAACATGCTCATTCAGAGCGACCCTCGTGGATTCCTTTCTCAGATTACTGACCCGATGCTGCATTCCAAGGTTATTATCCGTCGTGCTCAGGAGCTCGGCAAAATCACCAAGCGCGGAGATTACTATTACCTCGCTTCGGACAAATCCCCGCTTTGCGAGATGAACGAGACTCCTACGCTGTCGATTGCCGCACGGTTCATCAATCAGCCGGCGCACCAGGATATCAAGTTCCTGCTTGAGAGTGAAGTAGACAAAAACCGCAAGTAATGAAAAACTGTATCGAGTGGAGGACGGGTTTCGACCTGTTGTGGCAGAACATAATGAGTGACCGTGCACCGGGGCTGGAGGACTTCGAGGTCAGCCGGTTCCTCACGGATGCACAGGACGCCGTCGTCATCTCCCTTTATTCCGGCACACTGGGTTCGCCCTTTGAGTCGGTGGAGGCTGTTACCAATTACCTTGCCCCGCTCGTTGCTCAGGTTTCTTACGATGCCAAAGATGCGGTTGTTGAGGAATTACCTCACGTTACTTCCGGCTCTCTCATTTTCCTTTTGCCAGAAGACCTTCTCGTTCGGACTCTTGAGACGTGTACCATTAACCTTACCGGGTGCGGGGAGACTGTCGCCTCTGTCGTTCCTGTTACGCAGGACGAGTACTGGCGCACTTACCGCGATCCGTTCAAGGGCCCGAATGACAGGAGGGTATTGAGGCTGGCTTATGCACGGAATGATGTTGACTTTGGGGTTCTCAAGGAAAAGCAGTATTCCGAGCTTGTCAGTAAGAATGATATCGTATCCTATACGGTGCGTTATCTCAAGCGTCCCGAACCGATTATCATTTCCAATCTGGAGAATGACCTTTCGATTAACGGATGCACTGAAGCTAAGCCTTGCAAGCTCAACGAAAAGCTTCATCAGGCTATCCTGAACGAAGCCGTAAGAATGGCAAAAGCAGTCTGGAACAGTTAAACAAAGAATACTAATCTTTAAAGTATCATAGCGTTATGACTAATTTCAACACCAATCAAACCCGTCATCTCTATGTAGCTGCCGCTATTGACGCCAATGTCGACACCAATCTCGACATCAATCTGGCTCAGGCTGCTACCGGTGAGATGTACTTCGTTTACAAGAACGCAGACGGGCTGGTTACCCGCTCTGACACCTTCGACCCGAAGAAAATCGTGAGTCTGAAGAAGAACACCGCCGCCGAGCTGGCTACTCCTCTCAAGGCCCATACCGTCGCTGTGGACAGTGCTATCACCCTTACCGACCTCATCGGTAAGACCGTGAACTGCATCATCACCTTCCACGGTGTGTTCGACTACGATATGGACAACACTATCACCGTGGTTGCTTCGGTGGTCGGCAACGCCACCAACACCGCCTCTGCCGCTGCATTCCATAAGGAGCTTGCTATGGCTATCGCTAAGGCTCTGCCCAAGTTTGATAAGGGCTATCCTTACCTGAAGGTGTTCAGCAACGGTACTGAGGTTACTGCCAAGACCCCTGCTTCCAGCGTTACTGGTGCAGCTGCCGGTGTGGTTCTCGTGGAAGCCGCCCAGAAGTACGTGCGTGGCAAGCTCGCTGGTGAGCCCGTTCCTTTCTCCGTGGCTTTCCATCTGGCTGGCAACAACGTGGAGGATGTAGTATGGGGTACTGACACTGTGGCTAACAGCGCTATCAGTGGCAACACCGTCGTTCCTGCCAACCGCGTCCTTGCCGACCTCGAGTGGTTCTCCCTCGGTGAGCGTGGTGATATGTATCGCGGCTTCCGTTATCCCAATGATTACACTCCGACCTACGCCGTCGACCTGACCAAGGATTACAGCGTGCTGTCCATCGAGTACTATTGGGCTGGTGATGCCGAGAACGTGCAGAAGTCCCCTCGTCTGATTCAGGTAGCTGCTCCCGAGACCTCCGGTTCCAGCACTGTAATCAACACGTTGTACGATGCTGTCGATGCAGCGATGGCTGGTGTGGCTTCTTCCTAACCGAGCTTAACAACTATTGAACGGGGCGCTGGGTGATAAATCTTGCGCCCCTTTTATTTTATCATTATGGACGAGATTCTTGTTGTTATTCCGTATCTCGACAAAGCGTCGCAGGGGAGGGAATTGGAATATGCCGTAGCCGGATGGAGAAGGCACTTTAAAGAAGATTATCTTATAGTTGTCGTCGGGGACTGGCATCCAATTGTTGACAGCGGAAAGGATATTATGTTTATCAAGTGCCCGAGAGTGAAATGGCCCAGCAGGGGTAATTATTGGGCGCATATAGACCACGTAAACAAGTTCAGGACCGTAAGGAAACATTTCCCAGACTCGAATGGATTTATCTACACGTGTGATGATATCTATGCTGTAAGGGATTTCACGATGAATGACGTCTTGGAACCGAAGATAAGGGAACGCGATATACGTGGTTCATATCATAGTGCCAATGCGTGGGTGATTGATAATTACAGAACGAAGAAGATATTGGAAAAGAATAATCTTCCCACAATGAACTGGGTTTGTCATCTACCTGTTTATTATGAATGGGACAGGTTATTTGATATATATGAAAAATATGAATGTGACAAGAAAAGCCGCGTAGTCGAGCAGCTGTATTTCAATACTTATTTCGCTGGATGCAAGCCGATTGTGGTGGAGGAAGAACCCAATGATTATCAGTTCAAGCTATGGGATAAGTGCGCGAGCGTGAATGATTTCAAGGCCGCTATTGGAAAGAAAATCTGGCTTGTGAACTCCGAAAAAGGGTGGAGCAAGGAGATGGAAGATGCTCTATGCGAATATTATGGCATCTAATAATTGCCTCAAAAGCGAATCGCTTTGTATTGATAAGTAAAGATGTTTGGTGTTGAATCCGAGCATCTTTTCTTTTTATTTTTGAGAAAAATATAGGACTATGGTCATTTTCAATGAACTCAGGATAACGGACGACAGGCAGGAGATTCGCATAGAATGTTATGTGGATGAGATTTCCATCTATTCCAAAATGTATATCAGTTCTATTCGTCTGTACTATTATGACAATGTGGATTCCAGTGGTTTCCCAGTTGACCGTGACAAGGTTATCCTCGTGTACAATAACGATGGAGATGATGCCACCGTGCGTTCCATCCGTCGCTGTGTGAAGGCATCGGACATAGAGAGTGCGCTGGGAGTGAGCACCCTTGACGGTGGTCTTTTCTATGTGCTTGTAGAGTGTGACGGTACGCTTCCTGCCGCATCCGCTGCTTTCCCTTGCGGCTCTGACAGCACTATCGATATCGGTATTATCCCAGACTGGCAGAAGATGTACGAGATCGGGATGGCACATGTTAACGCTATGACTTCCGGTTGTGCTGACCCTTGTGCCGCTCCTTCTGGTTTTGAGCATTTCATCATGCTGTGGTTCGACCTCAAGCTGGATAGGGCTACCATAGCCT